CTATTGTGCCCGTTCGCGATACCGGTTCAGCACGAACAGTTCAGCGACTGTCCAACTGAAGTTGTCGGGCGCGAACTGGACTTGAAACGGCCCCATCGTGCGGGCCGCGACACCCTCAGGATTGCCGTACAGGCGTGCCGAGGCGGTCAAGATAACTGCGCGCACATCGTCTACGGGCACACCAGCGGCATTAAATCCCTGCCCCCTGGTGTAGCCGCGCGCCAATTGTGTGACCGTGCTAACGATCTGGTCTACCTTGGTGGCATCCGCCAGGAACGCCAACAGGTCATCGCCGGTTGGTGTCGCCACGATCACGCCTCGGTTAGAACGGTCACAGCCTTGGGCTGCAACAACCCCACGTCATAACGCGTCACCACACGGATACCCACGCTGTCAAAATCTCCCCAGGTCTGATCAAGAACCTTGACTTCTGCGTCTAGATCGCGGGCCACGGCCACCTTGGAGAAGTCCACCAGCCCGACTCGCGCCTTGGTAGGTGTACCGGCAGCGTTGGGGAGATTGTCAGTAATGATGACCGGCAGCCCAAGCAGCTGAAAACTGGTGCCGTTCTGAATCGTCGACGGATCGAAGATGTATCGGGCGTCGGTTGTGCCGACTTTCAACTTCCGCAGGGCCGCGAAACTGGCCGCAGTCATCACCCAATGACTTGGGGTGACCTTGTTGCCCTGCGCGGTCGCTAAACCGTCAATAAGGCTGTCAGCATCCGTCAGATCGAGCGTGCCGGTGGCAATACCGGACTGTTTGAAGATGCCCTTGATTGTGTTCGATGTTCCGGCGCCATCCCACAGGGCGGCGTCCAGGGCCTCGGCCACATTCGTGACAAGAGTGCTCTTGAGAGTTGCATCCAGCGCAATCACTGATTGGCGGGCCATCTCATTGGAGAACCGCACGAGTACCTTGAGTGATTTGAGGGTGGACGGCAGCAGCGTCACCTCATCGAAGCTCATGTCGCCATCGGAGATTTGTGCGCCTTCACCGACGAATCCGGCAGTGACCCCCGAAGCGATACGCGGAATGCGCAGCTGATCGGAGGTGTCGAAGATCTGCGGACCGGCAGCCAGGAACGTGGATGCTTGCGTAAGTGGCTGCACCAGCAGTGAGGCCACCTGACTTTGTAGCAGCGTAGTATTTCCGCTGGTTACTTCAATAGCCATTATTTAGTTGTCCTTATTGAATTATGTATTTAGTTGTTGATCTATCTGCCGCCTGGGCAGATCAAAGAATGGTGCACACCTGGTGCGTTTATCTTCCGCTAAGTAGATTCATCAGGTTTACTTCGGCGAGTGCGCTGTCACGTTGACCCTGTCCCACATCGCCGCGCGGAACACGTGACTTGAGGTGCGGTTTGGCGGCCAGCAGCTCATCAATCGCAGCGTTCAGCGCGTCGGCGTCCTCAAGATGGTCGGCATTGAACGGGAGGTCTGACGGGTCAGCGAGCTTCCCCGACGCTTTCACCATCGCTTGGTGTAGGCGCTTCGCGTATTCGTCGGCGCGGAATTCGCCAGTTTTCGCTCTATCGCGATATCCTGCTGATTCCTTACGCAGCGTTTCCACATATTCACGCGGAAACATATCTGGTTGCGTTTCTGACGCAGTTTCCGATGTTTCCGGTGTAGTTATGCCGCAATGGCCTGTTTCGTCCAGAGGGGGTGATTCTGAGCCATTTTCTGCAACAATGTCAGCATCGGGCTGAATATCAGTCACAACAATCTCCTACTTATTTTGGTTTTTGAAATAGCGACCCAAATTCGGGTCAGCGGACGCCTCGGCGTCGCGTTCCTGGTCAGCAAGCTCGCGCACAATCTCGTCCTCGGTGAAACCCAACCGTCGCAACGCACCCGACTTGGACAGCACCCCGGCCTGCACCAGCTTCAAAGTGGCGTCGGCCTCTTGGGCGGTCGAGCGGGTAGAAGCATCCGCCCAGTGAACGCGCACCGATACATCGGCAACGTCCACGTTGTCGCGGATAGCCACCATCAAACGGGCTACCCGCTCCCAGCCGCGACCGAACACCGCTTGCCGGTTCTCGGCGCGGGCGGTGATACCGGCCTCGGAAGCGCGCAGCGCGTCCGCGCTGGCGGGGTTGTCTGTGAAAATACCGACGTAGTGCGCGGGCAGCGCGGAGACGGCCATGATCTGGCCCAAGATCACTTGTACGGCGGTTTCGTAGCCGCGTAGATCGGCAGCACCGAGTTGCCCGAACTGGGCTTGATCATTCTCCGAGACCATTGCCCGGTCGCCTTCGGGGATCGGGTTTACCGCCCGCGTCTCCCCTGTTGGATTGCCTTCGCTGTCAACAACTTCGATCTCCACCAGGTCGATACCCGTGGCCCAACGTCGCGGGCGACCGACATACTCACTGGTGACCATCATGTCGGTAAGAATCTTTGCCAGACCATCTACCAGAGGTTTTAGGTCGTCAATCTCCGACAAGCCAAGCTCAAACATCTGTGGTGCGGTACTAGCCATGATTGGCAGACGATCAACATTTTTCAGCTCAACCACCGGCACCACCCCCAACGGGTTGGCAATTGTTTCAACCAGATCGAACCCTGCCGTGGCCGCACCAGGGGTATTAGCCGTCCAGCGTTCGATACGGTCTGGCAGATACACCACCGCATAGGTGTGGGTAGTGGTGCGCCACCGTTTCACGGCGGCAACAACCTCGCGCGTGCCCGGATCACGACGCACCTGCACCTGCCGAGCGGACTCGATGCTCACCAAAGGTCGGCCCTGTCCATCGGCCCATACAATCGCAAAAGCACTGCCGTACAGCAGGGCCTCGCGGTGGCTGACCGTCGCTAGCTGGTCTAAATCCAGCCGCAGCCAATCCGCCCACACATCGGCGCCGGTAAACCCCGTGATACGGAGCCGCTCAGCCAACGAATTGACTGCCAGCCGAGGAATATTGGACACCATGCGCCCGAAACGATTATCCAGTGCGGAACGCGCATCAGCTGACAGATACGCCAACGCCTGAGTTCCGGCGTAATAGTTTTCCAGCTCGCAGTACCGGGCCTGCGGAGCATCGAGCGCTTGCAGCAGCTCCACCAAAAGGTCACTACTCATATTCAGTTGTCCGTCTTCAAAGGTCTGTTTAGTTCTTAAATGACATGGTGCGCTTAGGTTTACGGTTCGACGCTAACCATGTCGCCCGCGAATGACACATCACCATGCAGGCCGCTAAATCAATCTTGGGTGCGGTCCGCTGCCGGGACGCCTTACCCAGCCGCAGCCCCTTATCGGACTCAATCAGCGTCGCCGCCAACACATGTCGCCGCAGCACCTCATCGCCGCTGTGTGACATACGCCCATTCACAGCAGCGGTGTACAGGTCCGTTGTGGCCGCTGTCAGCCGCGACGGGGTATGCGGGAACTCGGCGACCGGTATATGTTCATCAGCCAAAATCTGTAGCGTGCGCGTCAACCGGTACGGGTCGGCTACCACCTCACGCACCCGCCAACGCTTACACGCCTGCCGGATCGCGTCCTCAACCTCCAGTAGCGGCACCCGATACTCATCGGTCCCGTCCGACGCCCACACCCGGACCCGGTCAAAATGCGGAGAAGCCGATATCGTGCCCACCAGAATTGCCGTCGTATCGGCGTATGCGCCACCAAATGAACCATCCAGCGCCACAATCACCTCAGCACCGTCAGCAACCGGCCTGCCCGCGTTCAAACCATCCCACACCTCAGCGGTTACAAATGCGTCCTCCACCGGCCCCACGAACTGGCACAACCTTGCACGCCGGAAATGCGCCTCGGTCATCTTCGGCGGCAGCAGCGCCCGCAATGCGTCCCGGTGTAGAAAGTCATCCAGGGCGGGGTTGGCAAGTTCCCAGCAGTGTTCGCAGTCGGCGCGATGATCCTCAAAGGACGCCGCGCTGTACTCGCGATACACCTGCGAGGTGTCCTCCGGGTTATCCAGCGAGTACGCCCGCAACCGCGCCAACACACTGTCGTTGTTCGGACCAGGAGTACCGATACCGATCAACGTGGACCGTTCTCGCTTACCTTGTGCGAGGGCAATAACTTCCCAGGTCTCCTGAACCACACGCCCGCATTCGTCCACAATCGCAAGCGTGTAGTCCAAGCCCTCCAGAGAAGCTGGGGACGCCGGTAGGCAATGGAAGCTTGCACCACGCGATGGAACCACCAACCGGTCCTTAAAGACCTGTATACGGCTACTCAGCTCGTCGTTCAGCTCAACCATCCGGGCCGCGACACCGAAGACGATCCCGGCCTGACGTTCATCAACCGCCGCGACAATCACCGTCGCACCCTCACCGCCTGTCATCAGTTCATACAGGCCAAGCGCAGCGATCAGCGTTGATTTACCTTGCCCGCGTGGAAGACACCAGCCCGCGACACGTGGGCGCTCCGGAGCATCCAGAACAGACCCAACTAGCTCGCACTGCCAATCTCTTGGAGCTAGCGGCAATAGCGCACCCGTGCCTTTAGGCACGCGAATGAATTTCTTACTGAAGGCTACGAACGCCGCTGTGCCATTCGACCGTGGCCGGAACGGCAAAACACTGTCGTCAACGGCCCGCTTAGGGCCAGCGCGCATGAAATACTCCTTGGATGATAAATTGGGATTCCGTAAACTGGGCACAGGCGACCATTGCCATTGTTTCCGCTTTGGCCCTTGTCTTGAGCATTGGAACCCTTGTATTGGGGCTATACAACTACCGACAAATCAAGAATAAACCGAGAGACGATAGACAACGCGAACTCCGCGAAAACCTCCGACATTACCTCTATTCAATGACGCTTGCTATACGGTCATCACTAAACACACCTCAAGATCACGACATATGGCGTGAGAATGTCCTAAACAAGATCGAACTGCACAATGAGCTACTCCGCAAAGTAATCCGAAAAGGAATTCTTGCGCCATCACCGCAGAGTATCGAACATATACAGGCATTAAACTCCAACCTCAGGCGCTATGAAGATCAGTATCCGCTGGCGCAATACGCTGGGTTTCTGCTCCAAGATATTGACGCGCTAATCGATGAAACAAACGAAATCGACAACAGAAAGTAATCGTCCCTGCGCTGGCAGTACGAGCGGGGGATCACCGCAGGTCAGTGCTATCCGCCTGGGTCCGAAAGCCACCAGTTCCGAGGTTGCATAACTGCATGTCAGAAGCCCATTTTGTTGTCGGCCCCGTGCTGTAGCGTCCAGTTTCATGGTTGAGCGAGTTCGGGTTGCCGGTGTCTGCGGTAAGTGCGGTGTGCGCATCCAGCAGGTGGTGGATGACATGTACCACGAGACCGAGGGTGTGTCTGAGCCTTACGACACTCTGGTTATGAGGGCTTGGTGTAGTCCGGGTTGCGATGGTGCTCGGGACGAGGACTGACTTTTGGCCCGTGCCGCGATTGCTGCAAGCACCTGGTTACGGTCGGCGTCAGTGCAGTGGTCTGCACGGCGTCCGTTGCAGGTGCGGCACCGCACGGTGATGTTCAGCTCCTCGTATGCGAGGTCAGGGCGTTCCGCTACCGGAATGATGTGGTCAGCGCATAGGTATTCAGTTGTGCCGCAGTCCAGGCACCATGGTTGTTGTCGGCGGGCTGTCGCGCTTAGTTTCTTCCATCGTGTCGTGTTGGTGTGCGGGTGGTTCTTGGGTCGGTCTCGTCTTGGCGTGCACACTGAACAACGCGAACCCTTCGCAATGAGCCGACCGCAGCCCAGACAGGGCCGGTTCACCCCTCTAGCAGTTCGGAAGATTCGACTTGCGCGGCCAGCTCCGACCAACGACCCGCGAACCTTGTGCGCATAGCTTCGATCGCTGACACGTGTCCGAGCATGGCCGTGGCGATGTTGCGGGCGTCTTCAACCTCTAGTCGGATAGATGTTTGTGGTCCTCCATTGTGGGGCCACACACCTAGGCGCATACAGATGTTCTCCGAGCTATCGAGGTCGATGCCCAGTTCGAACTCGCGCGGTACGATCTTTATCTCATCGGTCATTTGTTTTGTTCCTTGTGCCGTGCTTGATACTGGGCCGGGGTGTATGTCGTGTAGACCGCGCGATTCTTACCCTCGGAGATTTCAGCTAGAACCTTGGACAGTTTCCGTGCATCGTCTGGGGTGATGAGTATGTACGCCCCGCCTTGAAAGATCTTCCAGCCGCCGCATGGTCGATTAAGAATGTGGATATCAGCACCATCTGTGGGAATGCTTATCACTGGTGTGTCTCCAGGAACTCGCTGTCGGCTCCGGTTAAATTCTGAGCAGCCTGCTCCGGTCGAAAAGTGAGCAGGTTTACGGGGTTGAGTCTGCCTGACGATCGACTTCTACGGAGGGCAGTGACTCGATCGCGGTGTGTTTGATGCGGTAGCTGGCGCCTTTGAGGGCGATGACATCGGCGTGGTGGACGATCCGGTCAATCATTGCCGAGGCGATGGTGGCTTCACCAAAGACCTGTCCCCACCTCGAAAACGGCAGGTTAGAGGTCAGGATGATCGAGGACTTCTCATATCGCGTCGAGACCAGTTGGAAGAACAGGTTGGCGGCCTCGGTGTCGAATGGGATGTAGCCGACCTCGTCGATGACGACGAGTCCGTATCGGGAGATCTTGCGCAGTTCGGCGTCGAGGCGGTCGATGCGGTGCGCTTCGGCAAGGCGGGTGATCCAGCCGGTGGCCGGGGCGAAAGCGACCCGATGCCCAGCGTGTGCCGCAGCGATCGCCAGGGCAGTCGCCAGGTGGGTTTTGCCGGTGCCCGGCGGGCCCAGCAGGACAATGTTGCGGGCTTCGGCCAGCCAGCCCCCGCCCTCCAGTCGAGCGATCTGCGCGCGATCCACCGCGGGTTGGGCGGTGAAGTCGAAATCAGTGATCGTCTTGATCGCCGGAAACCCGGCATACCGAATCCTCTGGCGGGCACCGGATTCAGCACGGGCATTGGACTCTACTGCTAACACCGCCCCGAGATAGTCCTCCAGCGACCAGTTCGACGCACGGCCTTGCTCGGCCAGTCGATGAAAGTGTGCGGCGATCCGCGGGGCCTTGAGCAGCCGCGCCTGATGAGCGATCAGTTTGTCGGCCTCACCTGGAGCCGGGGTGCGTTTCGTGGTGGCCATCAGGCGACCTCCCCGGTCCCGAAGATCGCGTCGTAGGCACTCAGATCGGCCACTTCGACGCTGACATCCAGATGAGCGCCGGCAGCCGGGCGGGTGCGGAACTGCTCGCGCAGCACCGCCGCAGCGGCTACATGTTCGAGGTCGGATACTAATCCTGCTGTTCCCCAGAGCCGTTCATGATCAGCAACCACGCGATCACCGCATAGGGCAGTGACCCTATCCAGGCTGGCCCGCACGGTGATCATCCGGCCGATCACCTCCGGATGCACCGAGTAGGCGTTGCCCCCGATGCTGACGTAGTAGTCGCGGCCCAGCCGCGTGGTCACCGTCGTGCCGGTCACCGGGGCCACCGGCGGCAGGCTGGCCATCGCTTTCCGGTCCGCGACCAGTGCATCCGCGGGGATCATCCGGGTGCCCGCGTGGATGCGGCGGTTGGCATACGAGCCTAGCCAGTCGTGCAGCTGAGCGTTGAAATCCTCTGGCGAGGCGAAGGTGCGCCCGGGCAGAAACGAGGTATCCAAATAGCCGTTGGCCCGCTCCACCACCCCCTTGGTTTCGGGGTCATAGGGTCGGGCCTGAATCAGCCGGGTGCCCAGCACCCCACAGAACCCGGCCACCCCTTGAGCTAGGCGGCGGCGTTGACCGATCCCGGACTCGTTGTCCCACAACAGGCTCCGCGGCACACCACCGATATCGCGGGCGATGAGCTGCCACATCCCGGCCAGTAGATCCCCGGTGACCCGCGACGGAATCATCATCGCGGCGATGAATCGCGAGTGGGCAGCGACCATCACCAGCACCGGAAACGACCGCAACACACCGGCGTGATCAGGAACCAGCTGGCCGGGGAACCACAGGTCGCACTGGACCTGCTCACCGGCCAGATGAACCAACCGATCGCACGGATCGGGCGGCGCGTACTCGGGGCGGATCCTGGTCACGTTCTCGGCGAACCAGGAATGCCCACCAATCCAGCCGACCCTCTCGGCGATCACCGTCGCTGGCATCGTCGGAAAATCGGTGAGCAGTGCACGCACCGCCGGTTCGATCTGCGCCCAGGCCGAGGTCTTCACCGGCGCTCGCTCATAGCGCGGTGGCCCATCCGCCAGCAGCGCTTTGGCCACGGTGTTTCGCGACAAGGACAGCCGCCGCGCGATCGCAGCCTGCGACAGCCTCTCCGACCGATACAGCCGGCGAATCTCTGCCCAATCCTCCAC